ACCAACCCTAAAGGCCCACGGAGGCTTACAAATGAAAGAGAAAAACGAGTTTAATCTCGGGCTCAAAAACATTTGGGAAGTAGTTTGCTATGACTCGAATGGGGCCGAAAAATGGCGAGAGAAGAACAAGAACCTCGTAACCACAGAAGGACTGAACCATGTGTTAAGCATTACGCTTGATGGTGGAACCCAGATCACCGCATGGTATGTGGGGCTTGCAGGCGCAGGTACAAAGGCCGCCGCTGATACCATGTCATCCCATAGCGGATGGTCGGTAGTTGCGGATTACAGCGAAAGTGTTCGTCAGACGCTAACACTAGGAACTGCTTCTTCTGGAAGCATAGATAACACTGCGAGCAAGGCTACTTTCTCCATCAACGGAACTGCTACTGTAGCGGGTGCTTTCGTAACATCCAGTGATACTAAGTCAGGCACCTCTGGAACACTATATGGCGTTGTGGACTTTAGTTCTTCAAGATCAGTTATCTCTGGAGATACTCTTACGGTTACGGTTACGCTAACTGCCGCATCTGCCTAATAGGAGGTTGCTATGGGTATAGAATCAGCCTCATATATAAGTGAATTAGACGATACAAATCCCGTAGTAGGTGATCCAGTTGGTGAGGGAGATGACCATCTCCGTTTGATAAAGACTGTGTTACAGACGCAGTTTAGTGGTTTATCCGGCACTACAGCAGTCACCACTTCTGAGGCGGAGTTAAACTACAATGACATTACCACATTGGGTACGGTGGAAGCCTCAAAGGTTGTTACTACCGATGGTTCCAGTGTTACTAACTTTGTTGATAAGGTTATACAACGCCCAGTTGTAAAAGACTATGGCGAAACAGTAAACGCTATAGGTGCTATTGGCGGCGGCACTCAGGATATTGACCTTGAATCCGGCAACGTTGTTACGGGTACGGTTGATACGTCCGAAACCACGTTTACCTTCTCCAATCCTCCAACTACAGGTACATCGGGATCGTTCACGCTGATCCTGACCAACGGTGGAAGCCAGACTGTGAACTGGCCCGGAGCAGTAGATTGGGCAGGAGGCACTGCGCCGACCCTAACGACTGCTGGTATTGACGTAATCACATTCACCACGATTGACGCGGGAACTATTTGGTATGGATTTGCCGCCGGACTGGATATGTCCTAATGCCATTAGGCGCACATAAAGTAGCCCTGTTTGGCGTAGCGGGAGTATCAACAGGATCAGCCGTATTGTTGTCCACCGCGACAGCAAGTGATGACGCATCCATTGAGTTCACGTTGCCGACTGCTTATAAGCAAGTGGTGTTCTCTTGGATCAACATTGACCAGACCACTTATGACAATCGAAATTTCTTTATGAATTTATCGTCTGATGGCGGCTCTACTTCAGTGATTAAAACTTCTTCGAGTTTTTACTCTACAAACTGGGAGGCTAACCCCATACACGCTGAAGTTAATTACGGCACTTCAAATGATCGCGCACAAAGCACCTCAGATCAGATGATCGGAAGTTCGGGACATTCATCGGACACCGACCAATCGACCTCTGGAACGCTTACGCTGTACAACCCTGCGGGATCGACGTATGTGAAGCACTATGTCTCTAGGGCTAACTCTTATGTAGGCGATGGAAGTGATGACATATTGCAAACATGGCACATAGGTGGTTACGCAAACACGACCAGTTCGCTTAATCATATTGTGTTCCGGTACAGTGGCGTAAACATAAATTCCGGCACTATCAAGATGTGGGGTATCAAATGAGCGACTGGGCATTGATTTCCGAATCCACAGCATCAGGCGCAAGCAGTGTCGAGTTTACTGATCTGACTGGTTACAAGATATTCAAGTTTGTTTTTGTTGATGTGAATCCGGCAACGGACTCAGTGCGATTCAGTTTTCAAGTAAACGCATCCGGTGGTTCGGGATTTAACGAAACCATCACAAGCACATTTTTCTACGCCTACCATGATGAGTCTGGATCATCATCTACTTTGGGTTACGTTGGCAGTTACGATCAGGCGCAAGGCACATCGTATCAACCGATCACTGGTTCTGTTGGTAATGCGTCAGATGAGTGTGCGGCGGGTGAGTTATTTCTTTTCAATCCTGCCTCCACGACATTTGTGAAGCATTTTTACTCAAGATTGAATCACTACGATCCCGGAAATTACACCGTTGATGCTCATGTCGGAGGATACATAAATAACACCACGAACCTTTCAGAAATTTCCTTCAAGGCAAGTAGCGGAAATCTGGATGCGGTCATAAAGCAATACGGACTGGTAGCAACATGAGCGGAAAACTAACACTCATCTCATCAGCCACGGCATCCGATTCCGCAAGCGTGGAGTTCACTAGCGGGATTGATTCGACGTATGACGAGTATCAGTTCTGGTTTGTGGATATTTCTCAGACAGGATCATCATGGGTTGAGTTTTCGTTTCAAGCAAATGCGTCTGGTGGGTCTGGATTTAACGAAACAATCACCTCTACCTTCTTTTGGGTGCTACATCAGGAAAATGATGCAAGCGCATCAATTGAATACCAAACAGGATATGACCAAGCGCAAGGGACTTCGTATCAACCCATTGCGGCATCTATTGGTCAAGGCGCAGACGAATGTGCGGCAGGAGTTCTGCATTTGTATTCCCCAAGTTCCACATCGAAAGTCAAACATTTTACGTCGCGGTCAAACTGGTACGACCCATATTATTCAATAGATGGTTTTTCAGCCGGATACATAAATACAACATCAGCCATAGACGAGATAGCCTTCAAGATGAACACCGGAAATATTCTTGCGGGCAACATCTACCTTTTCGGAGTAAGTTAAATGCACAAAATAGTAAATGGTCAGCGCGTAGAACTTACCGCTGAAGAAATATCACAACGCGAAGCGGAAGAAGCGGAATGGAACGCGGGTGCGTTTGATCGTGCTATTGCTGAACTTCGCTCCCGCCGGAACCAACTGCTTGCATCAAGCGACTGGACTCAGTGCGCTGATGTTGCGCTCACTGTTGAAAAGGACACCGCATGGCGCGATTACCGTCAGGCATTGCGTGATCTCCCGGCGGGACTGAGAACTGCTGATGAGGTGGGAGCGGTGGAATTTCCAACCGCACCTTAATTACAAGTATCCAAAGGAATAAAACATGGCATCTTTATCATACAAAATTAGAGCATACCTTGACCGGAATGTAAACTTTCGATCAGACGTTATCCTACAGGATGACGGTAGTGGTGCTTACATAAAAGAATGGAATGTGGCAGAGCCGGAGCCAACCGAATCTCAATTACAAGAATACGATGCGGCGGGAGATGCTATTTACCATAATGAAGTTGTTATCCACGACAGAGTGGTAGGATACGGATCATTTGGCGACCAGTTAGACATGATGTATTGGGATGAGGTAAACGGCACTACAACTTGGAAAGATCATATTGCCAAAGTTAAGGCGGATAACCCAAAGGGGTAAGTTATGGCACTAGAATCAGCAACCTACATTAGCGGTCTGGTAGATACAAATCCCAGTGGTTCTGACAGTATCAGTCAAGGCGACGATCATCTGCGTCTTATCAAGGACGTACTGAAGAATAGTTTCCCTGATGCAGATCAGGCGGTGGCTACCGTTGTTGTTAAAGCCACAGCGCCTACCACTCAGGTAAAGGGTACAGTCTGGTACGATACCACGACTGGAATATTAAAATTAAATACTGCTAACACCGGCTCATCTCCTTCTTGGTTGAATCTTAATGGCCCATCGTTCTGTTCATTCCATGTTACGATGAGTTCTAGCCAGTCATTGCCCAATAATACACATACTATACTAGAATTCGACACTGAAACTTTTGATATAGGCTCTAACTTCGATACTAGCACCTATAAGTTTACAGCGCCAGTTGCAGGAAAGTATTGGTTTAATGCGGCAATGAGAAGTTCAAGCACTCATGGTTCTGATGATGATTTTATGATATATAAAAATAGTTCTGCATATGCTCAAGAAGCACAGTTTAATCAAGTATCTGGCCCCACCTATGTAACAGTATCTAACTCAATGAACATTAGTTGCATTATGGATATGGCCGCTAGTGACACCGCTAGTGTGTACGCCAACACTGAAACAGGGTCGTGGACTATGGGTAATGGCTCTACAGTCACGTTCTTTGAAGGATTCAGAATAGCCTAATGCCTCTAGTACCTATCGAAAACTTAGGCCAGATAGGAATTATAAAGGATACTCCTCCGTATAATCTTCCCCCTAACGCATGGTCTGATGGAAACAATGTAAGGCTTTTGGATAACGGCGTAAAGAAAGTCGCCGGATACCAAGAGGTGATGGCTACTTGCCCATTCGCCCCTTACTATCTTCATCCGTACCTAACAGTTGCGGGAACCTACTATTGGATTGCATACGGGGCCACAGACATAGCAGTATGGGATGGTTCTACATGGACTGACGTTGTTAGACAGGCCACGCTACAGTTAAACGGGGCCGTATCTGCAAGCGCCTCCAGCATAACGGTGGATACTGGTGCGGCCTTAACCGCACTTCCCACAAGCGGTACGCTGGAAGTCGGCACTGATGTTACTTCAGATGCAAGCACCAACAAGTATGAAACCCTCACATATACAGCGAGGGATACGGGTACGGGAGTAATTACGTTGTCAGGTACTACATCCTACGCTCATGCGGATAACGCTGTTGTTACGCCTTCAGGTAGTACAGGAACGTCAGACAATGACTACGGAGCCAACACTACCAATAAGCGTTGGACGGCTACTAATCTGAATGGTCTTGTAGTAGCAACCAATGGGCATGATACGCCGCAAATGTGGCCCCTTTCTGGAGGTGTGCCATCTACCGGGACTCCGTTTATGGAGTTGAGAAACTGGCCCTCTGGCAACAAGTGTAAGTCGATCAGAGCATTTAGAACATTTCTTATCGGCCTAAACTGGACACGAACCAACGAAGAGCCGCGATTGGTCAAGTGGTCAACGGAAGCATCTCAGGGTTCCCCTCCGTCAACATTCGATGAATCAGATGCTACGTTAGATGCGGGGGAGTACGAACTTGCAGATACGCCGGGGGATATTATAGACGGTTTACCTTTGGGTGATACCTTCATCATCTACAAAGATGACAGCATCTACATTATGAACTATGTGGGTACACCGTACATCTTTTCCTTTAAACTTCTATCTCCAACAATAGGGCTACTCTCTAAGGAGGCAGTAGCAGAGTTTGAGGGTGGACACTTCTTTATGGGGAACTCTGATTTCTATGTGTGTAATGGGCAGACCGTAACCCCTATGTTGTCTAACAAACTCCGAAGAACAGTGTTTGACGAGTTAAACGGTGACAACTACCAGAAGTGTTTTGTTGCAGCCGATTACGTCAGAAATGAGATGTTAGCCTGTTATCCCGCGGGAGCATCTACCGTAGTTAATAAAGCCCTCATCTGGAACTGGAAGGATAATACTTTCTCCTTCCGTGATCTTCCTGATGTATCGCATATAAACTCAGGGATTGTGGAGATCACCGCAGGGGCTACATGGGATGCCGCAACCCTAACTTGGGATGCCGAGTCAGACCCTTGGGGCGCTACCAACTACGACAATGTAATTAAAAACATTGTGTTTGCTGATGTTACCAACACAAAGGTATACAGGGATAACAAGGGTAACAAAAAAGATACCGTCACTATGGATGCCTACATTGAAAGAAGCGGGTATGACTTGGGTGACCCCCAATCAGTTAAATTTGTATCCGCTGTGTACCCCCAGTTAGAGGTGAGCGGTGATAATACAGTGAATATTTGGGTTGGCAGACAGATGAGTACCGAGGACGGTGTTACTTGGGAAGGACCGACCGCCTTTAATCCAGACTCTCAATCAAAGGTTTCATGCCGTATTAGCGGCAAATACTTCGGCATCAAGGTGAAGTCATCTACCGATGTGGACTGGAAATTACATGGTCTGGCATTTGAGGTGCAGAAGAAAGGTTTGAGAGGGTCAAGGGCTTATGGCTAACGCTAGCGTAAAGAATGTAAAGTCTGTAAACAGATGGACTCCAAATCCCGCGCCAATAAACAATGACCAACTCTCTGATTACCTCTTCCATGAGTTAAACAGACTGTCAGATATTATATTCAATTTAGATGTGATGAGGCTGGAACAAACAAATGTTGACCCCTCAAATGAGGGAGGAACCAATAAGGGCAAACCAAGAAACGGTGACATAAGGTATGCAGATGGAACAAATTGGGATCCCGGTAGTGGTGCCGGCATATACTTTTTTAACGGGTCAAGTTGGACGCAGTTGTAGTCTCTATTGTAGCGCCGGGGGATGTACCGTATTTCTGGCCCCATGTTTCTGATCTACTTGAAAAAGCCCAGCCCCATTCCGAGGGAGAACTGGCGACAGAAGATTTTTTAGAGTTTTTGAAGTTGGCCGATATGCAGCTTTGGGTTGCAATCCGGCAGAAAGAAGTGATCGCCGCAATGGTGACACAAATAATCCCGTATCCGCGAAAGAAAGTCCTTCGCATTATTGCGATTGGCGGCGCGGAGATGGATAAATGGTTTGGTTCCCTTCCTAAAGTAGAAGAGTTCGCACTCAAAATGGGCTGCGAGTCTCTGGAAGCCTGGGGAAGAAAAGGATGGAAAAAAATACTCACTGATTGGAAAGATAGTTACATGGTATTTACGAAAAAATTGAGGACTCAATAATGGGTGGTGGCGGAGAAAGTACGGCTGAAAGATATGCCAAGTTTGGGGCCGGTGAATACTCATCGTCCGACTTTGAACGGTATGTAGACTCACGCCCCGATCTCGCAGCAGCATGGGCCAAGATTGAGTCTGACCCTACTGCGTGGGATTCCAAATACTGGATCGACAAAGGCGCTACAAGCAAATCTGCTTTTGGTCGCGCTCATGCCGCTGAAGATGCTGAACTGTACGCAGGCACTTATGGTGATGCGGGTGATACTAAAGTTCTTCCCGGAACCCCTGAGTACGAAGCCTACTTCGGGGATGGTGGGGGGACTTACTTCGACTCGTTTATCTCTGGAGCCTCTGGTGAGGGAGAAGGAGGAGGTGGCGGCTCATCCAGGATCGGACCTGGAAACCCCTATTACCCGCAGCGTGTTTCGGCCTTTACGCCTCGCACAGCTCAAGATTGGTCGGCGTATATGCCAGCCGGTAGTCCTTTGGCAGTGAACAAGGGAATCCTCTACCAACCTGACATCAACTCCCAGGGAATCCCGGATAGCATCTGGAACTACCAGCCGCCGATGCTGTACGCCTCTGGTGGGGGAGGCGGTGGGGGAGGCGGCTTCATCCCAACGGGCATGTTAAGTGTGAATCCGAGTGTGAATCCGTCAGGTGACGACTCTCCCTACGATTGGTGGGGAGACCCAGAAGGGCGTAAATCTGGTGATGGGGGAGAGTTTGGTATAGACGGCCCAGCTCATGGTGGATGGCCCGCTGGTACACCCACCGTAGGTGGGGTAATGCCGGGTGAGCAAGGCTACACTAAGGCTGTGGCAGAGGCTTTGGCGGCGGAAAGGGCAAAGGCTCTAGCAGATATGATTGCGGATATGCACAATGATTATGGGGGCGATGATCCTGACGCGGGAGATACTAGCGGAGAATCATTTGGCGGCGGGGATATATACGGATACTAAGAGGATAACATTATGAGTTCAGACGACGGACATTCAAGAAAGTAGAGGAATAAATTATGGGTGGTGGTACAAGAGTAAGTACAAGCGAATCAGCTCCCTGGGAAGAACAAATCCCATATCTAACCGCTGGATTTGACGAGGCGAAACAGCTTTATAACCGTGGCGCTCCGCCTTATTACAGCAAAGACACATTAGCCGGATTCGACCCCGTACAGACCGCTGCACAGCATAATGTTTTGGGCTACGCGATGGGGCCGAGAGCCGGTGCTATGCAAGCCGGTGGAGAAGCCGCCTTGCTCAGAAGCCTTGGTGGTTACACTGGATTTACTCCGGGTCAACAGGCAGACCTGTTAGCAGGAAATGTAAGGACAGGCCCCGGAACGCCTTATGGAGCAATGGCTGGTGCGCTAACTGGTGATGTCATCGGAAACCTGCAGAAAAATGTTCTCCCCGGTATTAGACAGCAACAGGTTATGTATCAGCCCGGAGGGTCGAGCAGAGCGGCCCTGCAGCAAGATAGGGCTGTGACTGATGCAGTGGCTAGGGGTCTGACTAAACCGCTTGCACAGATGTATACAGACGCTTACCAGACGGCTCAAGGACAAAGACTTCCTGCCGCAAGTCAAATCATTGGTCAGCAACAGTATGGTCAACAGGCTTATCCTTCCATTATGTCAGCGCCATTAGGTATGTATGCGGCTCTGGGCGATGTCGGGGCTGCCAGACGGGCAATGACACAAGAGACCATCAATCGGGATATGGCCCGGCATCAATACGAGTCCACTGCACCGCAACAGGCTCTCCAGAATTACATGGCAATGGTGCAAGGCAACTATGGTGGTACGACCACGCAAACCACTCCTGGGCCAAGCGGTCTACAAACGATTGGACAGATCGCCCAAATTGCCGCGCCATTCATGGCTCTTTCTGACATCCGCATCAAAGAGAACATCG